GAGGGGATTACTATGTACATGCGCGTCGGAGTCCCATTCTGCATTTGGGGGTGTACCCGCCCCGTGGGGTTCCGGCTCTGACAATTCCGCTAGCAGGGAATTCGCGTCGACGTCGACCGCATCGGCCGTGCCGAGCATCATTGTTTTAAGCTGATCGAGTATCTGCGCGCGCAGTTCACCGGAATCCTTGACGTGTTCCACCCGCTTCGTTTCCCGGAACGCATCAACACCCACCAATTGCCCGATACTGCGCACCGCTTGCACCCTTGTGGCGGCTTTTTCCTCGGGATTTGTTGCTATTTCGGCTAGTGTTGAGATGACAATAGAGCGCAAGCCTGTAGCAGAATGCAACGCAGCCAACTCATTTGCCCGTTCTATGCGCTCGACTTCCGCTTTTATCCTGATATCGGCTTTCAGCCTGCTAGCGTTATCCCCTGCGGTTTTCGGTTTAGCCTTGCTGGAGTATGCGAGCCGGTAAGCCTGCGCACCGGTTTCACCTAGTGCTATTTCCTCTGCTAATCGTTTCATTTTTGGAGTAAGTGAGCCTTTTGGCACTCTCATTGCCTTTTCTATTCCCTGGCTTTGTACGTTCTGTCTTATAGCTTTGCGGTTCATTGTATGCCGATGCTCGCTCGCGCTCGCTGTTTACCTGCCGCGCACGATACCGGAACAAATACAGAAAATCAATCACCCGCGCCAAATCGATAGCAACCCTATCGCATCCTGGCACTTGATTGATAAATACAATGGGATAATGCAATATGTTACCCCTTGACAATGTATTGTATCGTGCTAGTCTGTAACTCCGCATCACCCACTTAGAAACACTCACAGAGAGGCCAAGCATGAACGAACTTTACGAAAACGAACTCTACCAATACGCAGCAGCGAACTATGAGAACGGCGGACATTGGATAGCCGAAACTTACAGCCTAGCGGATTACAACGAACTGCTAGCGGACTGCGCCGGAAATGTAAACAAGGCAAAGCAAAAACTCGAAGCACGCTGGAAATTAATCTGCGAGCAAGAACGTAACTGCGCCTGGTAAGCAACGCACCGCTTGAAAGGCCGACCAATGAAACCATTCGCCCATGTTTACAAGTTTAGTTTCAAGGAAAACGGCATTTGGCAGGAAGAGCATTACTCCGAATTAGCCAATGCCGAGCAACATCGTTTGCTCAGAATGCGCTCGCTCATTTGGGGCGGTGACATTTCTGAAGTAAGCGAAATCAAGACAATTACTGTCTGGAACTAATAAACCGCCACCGCCTGAGAGGAACCGCCATGAGAGATTATTTGACTATCGGGCCTGTACCGACCGAAGAAGACTGCACCGGTAACGAGCCGACCGGCGCATATGTGACCGCGCAACGCCGCGAATCCGCTTTATTTGCCGAGCAAATCCGCCGCCACTATCCCGAACCCGATGAGGGTTATGTCATCGTCAAGCGGTTCGCGCACGATTTCGGCGACTACTACGAAGCTTGTGTCGTTTTTGATGATGAAGATGAAGCCGCTACTACCTGGGCTTTCCAGGTTGAAGCCGACCCGCTTGGCGTACTGAGCCAATGGGATGAAGAATCCCGCGCAACGCTGAATTTCGCCTGATACCACCGGCCGGCCATGCGCCGGCCACTACCGGAGCCTACACCATGACATTTTTTCGCAACTACGAACGCGCCGTAGCTATCCGCAACGCCAACGCCGCCGCCGACCCTGATTGGCAATATGTCTTGCACTTGGTATCGACCCGCCGAATGAACCGCAACGTGTGGGTTATTGAAATCCATGACGAAGACGGAATTCTGATCGGCAACTTGTAAGGAACCGCTGATATGAAAACCCACTTGCAACACCCAACCCGATACTCGGAGCGCGACCGCATACGTTTTGCCGACACGCTTTGCGGAAAGGCAAACATCATGCACCGCCACGCTATCGCCACCACCGCGCCGACTTGCAAAGCTTGCGCGCGCTTATCTGGAAAGGCCGACCATGCAAACCTTGCTTGAGATGCTAGCCGGCGCGATCGGCGCGCTGTTTCTTTGGTTTTTCTTTTTTGTGCTTTTTCTTTTCTGATCGGAACCGACCATGAACTGCCTAAACGACTATTACGAATTCAACTTAGCCGGACATTGGCTTGCCGCGCTGATTAATGACGATGAAACCGGACTAACCGACGACGAATCAGCCGACCTCGCTGCTTTTATGGCCGCCTACAACGCCCTGCCAGATTTGACTATCAGCACCGACGACGACGAGCCTAGCTTTGCCGTTGACGCTGTATCTGGACTCCACGCCGACTGCTATACCGTTCGGTTTTATTTCACGAATCACGCGCTTACACCGCAGCAACACGCCCTTGACCTAAACTAAACGGAGCCGACCATGCAAACCGAAAAAGATCAAATACTCGCCGCCCTCGCCCGCTGGATTCACAAACGCCCGCAGCTTGAATACTGCAACTATGGCGACCCGACCGCTTACCGCAGCGAAGCCCGCAGCATTACCCGCGACCTACACCATGCCCGCGAAATGCTCAGGCTTGTTACTTGGCGCGACAGCATCACCGCCGAGGATTTACTAGCCGCCGCCCGCACAAATTACGCTGGCCGACTGTCGCTAGTCAAAACCGACTCAGGTTACACCGTTGACTATTGCACCGGCCAATACTGGCCGACCGAGTATCGCCGCGCGGTTTGCGCCGTTCTAGCTTCTGCGCTTTGGGATAGGTTCCGCGCAGACTTGCCCGCAGACCGCAAGACAGGCGACGAAATCAGACGCAACGCCCGCCGCCAATTATCGCGCTCAGTAGCAAAACGCTGGTTCAACTAATGAGGTTATCAAAATGAAAATAACGATTCGCTGCGACAAAAATTATGGGATTGAAACATTCTACCCAGCTTGTGACCGCGCGCAGATATTTGCGCGCATCGCCGGAACCAAGACGCTAACCCGCAACACGCTGCGCGATGTTGCCGCGCTCGGATACCAGATCGAGATCGAGCCGACCATGCCGCGCACCTTCGCCACCGCCTAATAGGAGATCAGACAATGAAACACTTTTCAATCACCCCATGGAAAACCGCTTACTCATATTCGCACGAATATGTCCGCGACATTAAAGACGCACAGGGAGAACTAATCGCGCAGGTTTGCGACCTACAAAAAGAATCCGCAGAATCCACCGCCAACGCTCGACTCATGGCAGCCGCCCCTGATTTGCTGTCAGCCCTTCAAGGGATGCTCGAATACTTTTGCGAAGATGGATACGACGATTATTCCGACACAGAAACAGTCACAGCAGCCCGCGCAGCAATAGCCAAAGCCACCGCCGCCAATTAGGAGATCAGACGATGTATTTCGACCGCTTTGATATTGCCGAAGCATGGTATCTCGCTCTCACCGATTGCCACGCCGGACAATGGTCAGACAGTTATGCCAGATTGTGCCGACTGCAAACCTACTTCAAACCCTCGCCGCTGTTATCTGTTGACAGCCTGACCGATAACGGGCGCGAGATATACGAAGCCGCTTGCGCGCGCTTACTCGCCACTCACTAGGAGATCAGACGATGCTACACATAAACAAATCTGAAGAACTGTGCGCTCTGGCAGCGTACGTTGCGGACTATCTGACCGAAGAATTAAACCGATCAGGCATAGGCCACGGCATCAGTATGTTTGATATTCAAGACGCGCTGAATGCCTACATCGGCGGCGCAGCAGACCATAACCAATAGGAGATTAGACGATGAGCATAAACGTGTATTGGATAACGGATGCCGCCCTTGATTGGGCGGTGGCAAGCATTGAATTGACTGGACACGACGATTACACCAACGTCTTGATGGTCACGGTAGGAGATGACAACGACTGGAAATACAACCCATCAACCGATTGGGCACAGGGTGGGGCAATTATTGAACGCGAAAAGATTGAACTAGCCTTTCGACCACGTGGCAACATGGAAAGCCTACACGGTGACAGGAAACCAGATTGGGCAGCGGGAATTTATAACCCTCAGACGTACAAAACCGACTTCATTATGTCGGGGCATACTCCGCTGATCGCTGCTATGCGCTGCTACGTGGTAAGCAAACTTGGATTAGATATTGATATTCCAAAAGAATTAAATCCGTTCCGTGACCCACCCGCCGTCGAACAGCGATCAGACGATGCTATTCTGCGCTCATGACTAACCGCAAGATGTTCACCCTGTACCTGATCGAGAATGAAGACGGTCAGGTCAGGGTGATTTCCGACTACACCGGCGCAGGTGACCGCTGTCTGGCTCTGGGCGTGGAGATCATAGAGGGGCTTGCCAGTATCACGCCCTTCGTGCATGGCGATTTAACCCTGGCCATGCCCCAGCACACCGACGCCGAGCATTGATTGGGTCAGGCTTTGCGAGAACCCAAACAAACCGATCCGACGGTG